CGCTAACACAAAACGTAGCGCCAGAAGTCTATACTGCCATTAGCAAAGAAAATATTAAAGATATAAGCGACTATATCGGTTCTCCTATGACAGCCACGACATTCTCAAAAGACGATGACAAAGTAACAAACAGAGAAATTATTACGGCAGAAATTATTTATTATTGGATGATCACTCTGAACGTTCCTTTTGAGTGCCAGAAGTGGCATCTCAATCGTCTTTTAACGCTTATTAATGTGTGTAATATTAAGAATCAACCATCTAAAAACATGAGTAAACAGGATGTTTTAGCTAGAAATCGTGCTCTCAATGAGGCGAGGAAAGCGCAACTTAATACTAAAGGCTAAAGGAGTTATTATGATTCGTTTCAAACAGTCTGGTAACTTCAATAATTCTGAGAAGTTTCTTACTCGCGCTCAGAAGATTAAAATAGAACTTGTTTTGGAGAAATATGGACATGTTGGCGTCGCGGCCTTGTCCTCAGCTACACCAAAAGATACCGGTTACACGGCCGATGCTTGGGATTATGAGGTAAGCGTCAAAGATAGTGGGTATAGTATAGCCTGGACAAACTCAAGTGTTACTCCTGACGGTATTCCCATTGTTATTCTTTTACAATATGGGCATGGTAATGGTAAAGGTGGCTATGTCGAGGGTCGGGATTTCATCAATCCTGCAATGAGGCCCATATTTGACAAGGTAGCAGAAAATCTATGGCAGGAGGTGACTAAGTTATGAGTACAATTGATAAACGTGTCGTCGAGATGGATTTTGATAATCAAGGGTTTGAGGCTGGGACTAAAACGAGTCTCAACTCAATTGCTCTTCTTAAAAAAAGTCTTAATTTCGACGACTCTGTAAGAAGTTTGAACGGCCTTGCCTCCGCTGGTAAATCATTTTCTCTAGCAGGAATTGGCGAGGGCGTACAAAATATCTCCAACTCATTTTCTGCGTTGGGAATCATGGGGATAACCATATTATCGAACATTGCTACCGCAGCCTTAAATCTTGGAGAAAAACTTGTTAAGGTTGCTCTTGGCATCGACCAAATTCAAGGCGGTTTTGCTGAGTATGAGCAAGGGTTGACAGCTTTTCAAACAATCGTTGCTAATACCAAGACTGCTGGGGCAACAATTGATGACGTGAATGCGGCTATGGTAGCATTGAACAAATATGCCAACTTAACTATTTATAGTTTTGGTGACATGACAAAGGCCATCGGTCTTTTCACCGCGCAAGGTGTCAAACTAGACGACTCTGTCTCGGCGATCAAAGGTATATTTAATATCATTTCTCTTACTGGCGGTGACGCTAATAAGGCAAATGGTGCCATTTATCAATTGTCGCAGGCCATTGCCAGCGGTACAGTTAGAGCACAAGACTGGATCTCAGTTATTAATGCCGGTATTGGTGGCGAGGATTTTCAGCATCAACTCGAGCAAACAGCTCGTGTGCATGGTGTCGCTGTCGATAAGATGATCAAGAAGGAAGGTAGTTTTAGATTATCACTACAGGATGGGTGGCTGTCTTCCCAAATTCTTCTTGAGACTTTACAACAATACACTGGTGATTTGTCCGCGTCCCAACTTAAATCGATGGGATACTCCGAAAAGCAGATCAAGCAAATCCAAGAACTTGGCGCTACAGCCAATGAGACAGCGACAAAAATGAAGTCTGTTTCTCAATTAATTGAGACGTTAACTTCTAATACTGTCACCGGTTGGGCTGCAAGTTTTAAATATGTGATCGGAGACCTTGACGAGGCGTCAGCTATTTGGACCGAGATTGGTGGGACAATCGGTAATGTCTTGCAAGACTCAACAAATGCTCGCAATGAACTTCTTCGTGGTTGGAAAGCGTTTGGCGGTAGAGTAGCTCTTATAGATGGAATTCGCAATGCGTTTACTGCTCTTGGAGCGATTTTAACGCCGATCAGTCAAGCAATGTCCGAGGTATTTCCTGCTATCACATCGCAAGAATTGAAGATGCTGACAGTCGGGGTCAGAGACTTTGTCAAAAGCTTAATTCTAAACGAAGATGCCGCTGCAAAAGTAAAAACTATTTTCAAAGGCCTCTTTTCCATATTTGACATCGTTGCTAAGTCTATTAAGGCGGTTGTCGATGGGCTATTAAAGCTAGCTGGGGCTTCCGATTTAGGCGGTAAAGCTACAAGTATTCTCGACTTTGCTGCTGGTTTAGCCACGGCTGTAACCAAATTTCGTGATTGGGCAATTGCTAACGACGAGTTTAACAAAACAGTAACAAAGATTGGCATATTTTTAGGCAAAGCAAAAGATTCTATCGTCAAGTTTGTTAAAGATTTTAGTGCCGCCTTCGAAGAGTTTAAGAAGAAATTTCAGACTTTTGCCAATACGGTAGTGACAAATCCAACAGTTATGGCGGTCGTTGACGGACTAAAAGCTTTTGTCGGTGTTCTAGTAACCCTTTTCAACAACGTGCGTAAGATAGATTTCCGGTCTATATTTACTAAGATCAGTGGAGATTTCGAGGCTTTTCGTAAGACCGTTGCCGAGAATGGGTTGTTCGCAGCGATTGTTGAGGGAATTAAGAATTTCGGTACTACCATTGGAAAGATATTTGATTCTTTCGGAAAAGTTAGTACTGGAGGTCTTGACAATTTAGGAACTCGTATCAGCGAACGTTTTGGTTTTCTATCAAATATCGGGGACACGTTAGCTAAGATATTTGCTACGATGGGTCCTCGAATTCAAAAAGCATTCTCCATATTCTCTAAGATTATGGGTGCTGTTGGCGATATTCTTGGTAAGATTATTGACGCCGTGTTGAACGGCCTTGATAATATTGACTTCAAAAATGTCGACTTTAGTAAGTTCTTTGACACTCTTAATGCCGGTCTACTTAGTGGATTGATCCTCGCTGTCACGGGTTTCGTTAAAAATGGGAGCAGTATTTTTGACGGAATCAAGGATATTTTCAAAGGTGTTAAAGGCTTTGAGAGCAGTTCTAAAGGTGTTTTGGATGGAATCAGAGGCGTACTAGATGGCGCTAAAGATAGTTTTAAAGCCTGGCAAGAGCAATTGAAAGCCAAAGTTTTGATGCAGATTGCTTTAGCTGTTGCTATCTTGGCAGCGTCCCTTATCGCATTAACACTGGTTGACTCGGCCAAATTGACTATCGCCTTGGGATCTCTCACTATCCTTTTCGCAAATCTTTTCGGATCGATAGCAATACTTGACAAGGCTGGTGGATCAGAGGGCTTTGGCTCAATGGGAAAAGCGGCTATTGGCTTAACTGCCATATCTATTTCTGTTGGAATAATGACACTAGCGGTTATACCACTAGCGAATCTTGACCCAACAAAATTGGCTAATGCCATGCTGTCGATTACAGAACTGGTAGGACTTGTTGTAGGGGCATCTTTGTCCTTATCAACCAATTCAGGAACGATCTTAAAGACGTCGGGTGGGATGATCTTATTCTCAGTTGCTCTAGGCCTGCTAGTTGGTTCGGTCAAGAGAATGAGCGATATAGATCTTACAAAACTCGAGCATGGATTGTTTGGCCTTGGCGTTATAATGGGTGAACTTGCCATATTTATGAAGGTAACCGACAAACTCAATGGAAAAGCTATTATAAACTCAGTAGGTATATTAATACTGGCTGGGGCATTAATAGTGATGTCTGTTGCTGTCGGTAAATTTGGTGATATGAAACTCGACACAATGCTAACGGGTCTTGCCGTAATCAGTGGTGTTCTTGCTGCGCTGGCGCTCTTCACAAACATGACAAAGAAAGCAACCAACGTTATTGAGACTGCTGCCGGACTTGTCATCATCGGTGCATCTATGCTCATATTTGCTGAGGCAATAAAGAGGATGGGTGCCTTGTCCTGGGATGAGATTGGTAAGGGTCTTGCGACAATGGCTGGCGCATTAGCTTCTGTGGCTGTTGCGTTGTTATTATTGCCAAAAGATACATTGATAAAGAGTGTTGGATTGGTTGTAGTAGCTGGTGCTTTAGTTATCCTGGCTGGCGTGATGAAAACCTTAGGCGGAATGAGTTGGGATCAAGTAAGCGTAGGTCTTACAACTCTTGCCACAGCCTTAGGAATAATCGCTGTAGCTATGGGCGCCATGGAAGAAGGTCTTCCTGGGGCAGCAGCAATGCTTGTTATGGCCGCAGCTCTACTTGTGCTTATACCGGTGCTCACAACGCTTGGCGCCATGTCTCTTGCCCAAGTTGGTATCGCATTACTAGCGATCGCTGGCATATTTACTGTTCTAGGATTGGCAGGCCTCATTCTCACACCTGTTGTGCCTATCATAGCAGCCTTGGCGGCCGTGCTACTTCTCTTTGGGGTGGCGTGCGTATCTATTGGGGTTGGTATGCTGGCATTTGCAGCGGGCTTGACAATGATGGCAGCAATTACTGGGGTAGGGGTAACGGCAATAACCGTTCTTATAACGGGCCTTATTGCTTTGATTCCTCTGATCGCAACACAAATAGCACAAGGTATCATATCCTTTGCTAAGACGGTTGGCGATGGCGCTCCGGTGATTGGCGAAGCTATATTGGCATGTCTAAAAGCTTGGCTAAATACAATCGTAGCATTTACTCCGCAATTTGTGAGCACAATGCTCGATTTAATAACCCAAACTTTAAAGACAATCGCCGATAAATTGCCAGATATCATCGCTGCAGGTATGAGCATCGTCATGGCCATACTTAAAGGCGTTCAAGATAATATCTATCAGATAGTAACGACTGCTATATCTATCGTTACTAAGTTTATTGACGCAGTGTCAGCAAAACTACCAGATATTATTGACAGCGGCCTTAAGTTGATCGTGGCATTTGTTAGTGGTTTGGCTGATGGCATTGATAAAAATACTAAGCCAATGAACGAAGCTTGTATCAAACTTGGTAAGGCGATTGTTGATGGTGTCATAGGCGGATTGGTTGGCGGAATTGGCTCGGTGATCGGTGCCGTGCAGGATATGGCAAATCAGGCTGTTCATGCTTTTTATAAAGCTATTCAAGCTAGATCACCGTCAAAGCTTTTCAGAAAGATCGCCAACTATATTCCAGCAGGAGTAGTTCTTGGGATAAAGGATGGCAGTTCTGCTGTTGCAGGAGCTATAGATGACATGGCTGGGTCTGCCATATCGAACATGACAAATGCCGTTAGTATGATCGCCAGTTCCATCGATACAAACATTGATGCTAATCCTACGATTCGTCCGGTCATCGATCTAACGAATATTGAGGATGGAGGAAAGCAGATAGATAGTCTTCTTAGTAATAAAACTATCAACGTATCTGCGTCTGTATCCAAGGCGTCCAGTATTACCAGTGGTATGCAGGCAACAAGTACTATCAAGCAGACTGCCAGCCAAGCGTCAGGACAGATAGCTACCATATCCTTGACCCAAATCAATAATTCTCCAGCTGCCTTATCACGACTAGAAATCTACAGGCAAACGAAGAATCAAATTTCAACTTTGAGAGGACTAATACCCGCATGATAAAAAAACTAATCGCATGGTTGTTAGTCATTCTTACGGAGATTTTCAAGCAGAAACTCACTCCTATACCAGTAAAGGTAAAAAAGATTGAGTTTCCAATGGAATTTCCTTTTGAATCAAATTAATTAGACTTTATCTCAAGAAAGGATTGGTAATTTTGATATGATAAACGCAATAACAGTAACCAACCACTTGGGCGAGTCTATCACTATGGAATTGAAGTTCCCGGAGAAATCCGGGTTCTTCATCCGTAATGTGGATGGTCTTACGCCACCCAAAGCAACTGTCAACATAACTGAGATAGCCTCAATGGATGGGGCTACTTTTAATTCAGCAAGACTCAACTCAAGGAATGTGGTGTTTTCGTTAGGATTTTTAGAATGTCCAACGATTGAGGATGCTCGTCAGAAGACATATAAATATTTTCCACTAAAGCATCAAATCAATATCATTGTGGAAACAGACAATCGTATTTGCGAGGTAAATGGGGTTGTTGAGTCTAACGAGCCAACCATATTTGACAAAGAAGAAGGCACTGTCATCTCTGTTGTATGTCCGACATCATATTTAAACTCGTTACTAAAAGGAGTGACAAACTTCAGTTTTGCTGGAGCGATGTTTGAATTTCCATTTTCTAATGAGTCACTCACTGAGAAATTACTCATCATAAGCGATCTTCAGATCCATACAACCAAATCAGTCTACTATGATGGGGATATCCCTGTTGGAGTTCTTATTTTTATTCATGCGATTGGCTCTGTCACAAATATCAGGATTATTAACACCAGAACTCGTGAAATCATGGCGATCAACACGACTCGCATAGCAGAAATAACTGGACACGGCATCGAGGAAGGCGACGATATTATCATATCGACCATCAAAGGCGACAAATTTGTGATATTACAGCGAGAGGGGGTTGCTTATAATATTATGAACTCAACAGATAAGGACCGAGATTGGTTCCAGCTTGACCAGGGCGATAACCTTTTCACTTATACGGCTGAGGCCGGAGTTGAGAACTTGCAGTTCAGAGTCGAAAATCAAATTGCATACGACGGAGTCTAAAATATGGAAATAACCACTTTAGATCGGAATCTTGTGCAATTGGACGTTTTGGATTTGTATGAGTCTTTAATTTGGACAGAACGTTATAGCAAAGCGGGTGATTTTGAGATCGCAGCTCCTCCGATCAGTAATATTCTAAATAAGTTGAACGGAGTAGAATACCTGGCCCTTGACGAGTCCGATCGTTTGATGGTTTTTGACAGCATGAATATCCACACCGACGTCGAGGCTGGTAACAAAATAATCGTTAAAGGCCCGTCACTCGAGTCAATTCTTAATCGCCGAATTGTCTGGGAACAGACCATTTTGCAGGGCAATTTTCAGCAAGCGATGTGGCGTCTAATAACGGATAACGCTATCAATCCAACAAATCCTGCCAGAATGATATCAAGGCTAGATTTTGCGTATTCTGATGATCCCATATTTACGACACTTGAGGTAGACGCGCAATTGTTTGGAAATAACCTATATGACGCCGTGACAGATCTATGCACGAGTAAGGGTGTCGGCTTCAAGATAACAGTTCTTGATAATGGCATGTTCCAGTTCAAATTGTACGCTGGCACTGATCGTTCATATTCTCAAATAGCAAATCCTTACGTTGTGTTTTCCCCAAAATCTGAAAATCTGATAAATGCTGACTATAATCAAAGCACTAGCAGTTTGAAAAATACTACGTTGGTAGTTGGTGAGATTGGTGTTGGTAACGGTCGCCGAGCTATAGAAGTTGGCGTTCCTGGGGGAATGTATTCCGATATTGATAGGCGAGAAATCTTCACTGATGCTAGTGGCGTGACACGTGCTGTGCAAAATGCTGATCCTCTAACCGACGATGAATATGACGCCCAGTTGCGCCAAAAAGGTCTAGAAACGCTGTTTAATAACCAGGAAATCAAGACTTTTGAAGGCCAGGTTGATGCTACATATTTGTATACCCTAGATAAAGATTATCTCATGGGAGATATTGTCCAGGTTGAGGATAGTTATGGGCATGAGGCTCGTTCTAGAGTAACCGAGGTTATTCGTTGCCTGGACAACTCTGGAACAAAAACCTATCCAACATTTAGTCCAATTTAAAAAAGGAATATGCTAATGAGTTTAACATGTGGTTTTTATAATTCAATTGACGGTGATCGCAAATATGATTCTCCTCAGATGTCCAGTTTATTCGATGGAATTATCCGAGATGGCGTCTTTATGTCGATTGGCACGTGTCTTGTAGTGACGCCTGGCGGTGGAATGAATTTAACCGTCGGTGCAGGCCGGGCTTGGTTCAACCATACCTGGACTTATAATGACGCGGCAATGGTCCTTTCCTTGGATCAATCAGATCTGGTTTCTCCACGAATTGACGCTGTAGTTCTGGAAATCAATTCTTTGAATGATGTCCGAACTAACACCATTAAGAAAATCACGGGAACACCCGGGACATATCCGGCTAGGCCTACGTGGACCAACACACCAGCAGTTCACACATATCCTCTTGCTTATGTTCTGGTTCCCACTGGCGCGACAGAGAATACCACTGGTAATATCACAAATATGGTTGGCACTTCAGACTGTCCATTCGTTACGGGGCCTTTAACTGGCATTAATAGCGACACTCTTCTTACTCAGTGGAACGCTCAATTTGGTGTGTGGTTCCAGCATATGAAAGATCAGCTTGATACCGATGCTGCTGGGCATTTACAAAATGAAGTCGACGCTTTGGTTGCTGCGGACATTCTCATTAATACCGCCATATCCTCTGGTGACTCAACTCTCCAAGGTAACATCAATGCCGTGCAAGAGGCTTTCAATCAGGCAATGGATGTGCTCTCAAATGGCGGTGTTAGCCAAGCCTATCTTCGAGACGATGCTGGGAAAATGATTTGGCGAAAAGGTTCTGCTACGAATGACTGGTCTGCCCCTGGTAACGACAATGTACCAGTTACCGCAGCATCAATCCAATTTGGCGTTGTTGAGGCCGATTCTCCGGTAACTATTGCTGAAAATGGCTTATTCTCTATAACCTTTCCAACGCCATTTGTTGGGACGCCTCATGTTATTATCACACCATATAGTACTGCTGATAATGACAATGCCTACTCGGCGAATCTATATACTGTCCACTCGACCCATATCACTGGGCGGGTTATTGCAATGAATATTACTGACGGACCCATCCTTATTCCGCATCCTGTCCGTGTCTATTGGGAAGCCAAGGGCCTAGTCGCTTTAGTGGGTTAAGATTATGTCTCGCGGGAAAAACAAGCGCTATAGTGAAAGAAATTAAATCTTGAAAGGATACTATATGAGCACCAAACCCAAGAAACTGAAGATTGATGATGAGATACAGCATATACTTGAGGCTCTTAAAACGATGCCAGTAGATTCTAAAGAATATTTCACGACCTGCGATAATCTGGCCATACTGATGAAAGCGAAAAACGAAAGTAATTCGAATAAAGTTAGTATGGACACGATTGTTCTGGCCGCGACCAATATTGTCGGAATTTTGCTGGTGCTGAATTATGAGTACTTGCATGTTGTTAGCAAAACCGCTTTAGCCCAAGTGGCTAAGTTGCGCTTGTAGAAACCAAGAAAGATTAATTAATAAAAGTAGGTGTCATGGAAACATGGCATTTACTTTTTGCCTTTTGGCGTCAAAATGGCAGTAATCTGTAACCAACTCAATTCAAAAAATTAATTCCGGCGTCCTGTCATACAAAACATTGCCAAAAAATTGCCCCGGTGAAAATTTCCTAAAAACAAAGATTAAAATTCTCGCGCGAAAAACATGTCCTATAATGAAATTAAAATTCTAAAAGGAGATTATTATGGACAAGTTTTATAAATGGTTAGAACGGCAACCTGAACCCTTGCAAAATTTGATATTGGCGCCAATGGTTATTGGAGCGTATATTATCGGGTTATGCCAAGGGTCATGGGAAGCTTTCATGATCGGCTATAAAGAAGGTCGTAAAAAGATTGAGAATAGGAAATAAAATTCGTAAAGGTAGTGCCGTTTAAAACACGGTATTATCTTTTTACCTCGCACTTTTTACACGCCTTATAATGAGAAGAAGTCCTATGGACAGTCATACGGAAGTTGGGCAGCGTCGGAAACTGCAGATTTATTGGCCCCACCAATATCTTCTCATTATTTTTTTTCGCGGCCTAAACATGGGCTATAATGAAACTATATTTTCTATAAGGAGAGTTAGCATGAACGAAAAGATCAAGAAATTTTATCAGGATCACGAAGAGCAAATTCAGATTGTAGCGCTTCTTGGTGCTCAGGCAGTTGGCGTGTGTTTATTATGCGCTATCGTTGCTAAGGCGTCCAGGGCGGAAACTCTGAATAATTTGCACATCAAAGATATCCTGAACAAAGACGGCAAACTTGTCGGGCTTATTATCGACGGAATCACTTATATGCATCATTAAGTTTCAGAGAGGAGTGTCATGAAAACATGGCATTCCTTTTTTCCTCGTAAAAAAACACGTGCTATAATGAAATTAAATTCTAAATTAAGGAGATACTAAAATGTCTACTCTATATACGAACACCAGCAAAGTTGGCGCAGTAATCGGACTCGTTGTTACGACCGTTGCCGTAACGTACGCTTCACAGCACTCGACCGAAATTGTTAATGGCACATTGTCATTAGCAAAAAAAGGAATCGATAAAGCGAACAGTATGTTGCACAAAGGAAAGAAACAATACTCGGTTTGCACCCGCATGGCGGATGGACGCATTGTTGATACAGGCGAAAGACTCTGGAAATAGATTTAAAAAAGAAAGGTCTCATGAAAACATGGGATCTTCTTTTACCTCGCGTTAATTACATGTCCTATATTGAAAGAGGTGTGTAGCAACCAGTCAATGGACTCACTACTGTAGCTTAGTATACAGCAGCTTACACATCTCTTTAATATTATGCCTCGCACTTTTTACACGTGCTATAATGAAATTAAACTAAAAATTAAAGGGAGAGAAATCATGTTAAAAAAATTAGGAAAGTTTTTAGATTCACACGAAAACGTGATGGTCAATGTTGCATATGGATTTGCAGCTGTGATTATCGCGGGAACGTTGATCTTCAACGTCCTGGTAGCAACGCATGTAATTGAATTCGTTAAGTAAATTTAATCAAAAGAAAGGTATCAAGGAGACTTGGTATCTTCTTTTACCTCGCGTTTTTTACACGTGCTATAATGAAATTAAACTAAAAAATTAAATTAACTATGAACTATAGGAGATTAAAATGTTAGAAACAATTGCAATTATCTTAGTAGTATTGATAATCCTTGCTATTGGTGGCGTTCGCTTATTGAAAGCCATCATATTAGGGATGTTAATCGGCTGGGCAATCGCCGTGGTTTGTAATATTGTAACCTACGTTGGAATCAAAATTAAGTTAGCTTTAGCTAAATGACCAAAAAAGAAAGGTCTCGTAAATAAAATACGGGATCTTCTTTTAACTTTTTCTTGAAAGGAGAAAGAATGTACAGATCAGGTTATAACGAAGTTAAAGTCGGGGACCGCGTTGTTGTTAATGTGCACGGTGTTAATCGAGGAAAAAAAGGAACTGTTTCCAAATTGCGTGATGACCACGAAACGGCTGAATGCGGTGGACCAATTTGGATTCGCTTTGATGATGGAACAGAGCACCGTATTTCTCATCGGTTCGTTTCGATCATAGAATATGTGGATGTTCATACATCTTGAAAGGAGATAATATGGCGCAGGCACTTAACCGAGAACAGTATAACGCATATATGCAAGCCAGGAAGTTATTAGAATCGCTCGGGTATGTTCTTATAAATCGTGAATTATATTACGAAATGCAAGAACAAATGTCCGTTATAATCGACCATATTTCCGACAAAACAAAAATTGTCCCAGTTCCATATGGCGATGATGCGGGTCTTATTCCACGGAAAGGCAACGAGTTGCCAAGTTCTAATAATTTCGTTCGTGTACCAATGTTTAGGTTATTTAATAGAGTAGTTGGTTACAATGTTGACGAGGATATTATTGTGTATTGGAAGGAGAAATACTATGACGGCATTCGATCCGAATGAACTTCTGTCTAAGATTGTTAGCCAACTCTTGAATATCAAGATCATTGAGAGTGTAACTATTGAAAAAGATGACCCAACACAATACAGGATAATCGTTCGATATTACAATTTCAAAAAGTATGTTTCGCTTATCATTCCTCTTATTGAGATAGAAACAGCAAACTTTGACGTTGTTGAGTACACAGTTCAACAAATTCAACATTATATTGATGAAGAATCGAAAAAAAAAAGGTAAGGAGTTAGTATGTCTGATTTTTTGGATGTTTTTATGTATATGGGGGCCTTTTTTATTAATCTGACCGGAACCCTCGTGATCCTCATTTTAGTGCCTTTTGGTGTTATTGAGATCCTACTCTTCCGAAAACCTGGATATAAGATCGCTACTTTAAAGAACTTATTAGTGATCACAGGTCGCGAGATTAAGAAGTTATGGACTCAGAAATATGGGAGAATAAAATGAGTGACGACTCAAATTTAGAACGATTGATCGATGGGGCGACCGTAGAATCCACTCAGAAATTGCTGCGCGACTTAGCCGCTCATTTTTCCGAGAAGACTGAATTTGTTGCCATTCCTAATGGCGTATATTCGTGGGACACGCAAGTTTATGACGTTACACCAGACGGTATTAAAATGCACGTTGAGAGCACGCCATTAGTGCCATTTTTTGGTATGATGGTTGGTTACAATTCCAAGCGTGATGTCATGGCCACATGGAAACCAAAATAAGGAGTTACTATGGGGCGAAAGAAAAAAAAACCGCCAATAATAGTAAGACTAATCACTCAGCAGACGATCGGTCTATCGCTAGATTTTGATATAATCTATTACGAGCAGAGATACGAGATGAGTGACGGATCTGTAAAAAAAATGTACGCGTCACGCGTGCACGGCAAGATGTCAACTCCAAGTGAGACCAAACCTCACATGGATCTACCATTGTAATCATATTTTGAAAGGATATTGTAAGATGGGTGGGATTAATTCAAGACATGTTAACTGGAAACCGGCGCCATTGCCTAGAAAAATGGCCCGCAAACCAAAATCTGGCTTATACTACGCTCTTAGTGTTCTGGGAGGGACCTGCATTGCTGGGATCATTATCTGGGGATTTTGGGGCGTTATTGTGCTGACGTTCTGGAGGTAAGATGACGAAAAATATGAAATGTTACTTCACCATAACTGGGCCTGTTCCGATGATTGCTGCCGGAGTGCTTCCTGTATTTGCCGATCATATTCCGTCATTTGCAAAAGAAATAGGTATCGCTTTCATTTTCCTTGGAGTAATATTTTTGATCTATATTTGGAGGATAAAGGAGAAATAATGGCCGAACAAACTGAGGTTATAGTTAGATACCCAACTGGAATGACAGAAGAAGATAAAGACTCCCTTTACAAAGAAGTTATCGGCAATATTGAAAAATTGAAAGGCCGAATAGTGGAAGGAGAACCGATTGAAGAAATTCATGTCGTCTTAGTCGGGACTCGACTTGTTGTTGAGGGCATCGAGCATTTTACAACTCAATTATCAACGGTTATAGACAGAAAAGAAGTCACCTTCAAATCATTGGACGATTAAGAAAAAAACTCTTGAAAGGAGAATAAAATGCAAAGGAAAGGTTTGAATAGCGCTGTTGCTCGTAATGTTTTGGCCAAGTCTCTGTACGATTGCATTGAGAAGGTTAACAAAGAGCGCTGGCTGACGAATACCACCGAGGGCCAACTCTACGCGGCCAAAATCAAGCAGGAAGCAGAGAACACCGAGCTGAAAAAGCAGTTTGCGGTTGGCCAGATGGTTTGGCGAGAGGACATTGCTTATCCTCAGGATCTCAACTCAGGAGTGGACGACGGCTGGCTTGTAAATCGCTGCAATCGAATTACCGAGGTGCATGACAGTTTTGTCCAAACTGAGATGCTTTTCGCTATTGACGCTGACGGCTTTACCAGACAGGATGAGTATTCTATTTGGTCTGGTTATATTTGCAAGAAGGGCGACGAGCAGATCTATATGTTTTACGAGTTGGAGAAGCATATCGCCAAGAGTGGTAATACCTGGTGGCGATTTAAAATCAAGTAGCTCGTAGAAAAAACACACGTTATAATGAAAGAGTTATATTGGCCAACTGCTAACTGCAGGTTATTGCTGATATAACTCTTATTTTTTCCCTAATCTTAAAAGGAGATTAAAATGAAATGGACTAAAGGTCAAGGCTTAGTTGAGTACGCATTGGTTATCGTACTTGTTGCGATCGTTGTTATTGCTATTTTGGCCATATTAGGCCCGGCGATCAGCATGATTTTTGACAATATTCTTACCGCTCTCTAGGCCGTAAGAACCATATTTTCGCATCTTGAAGGGAGATAAAATGGATTTAAATTTGAAAGCACTGCAAGTCGTTGCCAAGAATGTTGGCGACGGAATGGTGAAAAACTCACCAAGTATTATGACTGGTCTAGGAGTTGGTGGGGTTCTGACAACTGCTATCTTAGCAGTAGGAGCCACGCCAAAAGCAATAGAACTGGTTGAAGAGGAAGACGCTCGGCGTGTTCAAGCCTGGGAAAAAGACAAAATCATTTATGAGCCACCGAGTAAACTTGACATGGTCAAACTAACCTGGAAGTTATATTTGCCATCTGCTTTGATGGGAGTTGCCACGATCGCTTGCATTGTTGGCGCTAACTCCATTCATCTGCGTCGCTCAGCAGCCCTTGCTGGGGCATATTCCCTGGCTGACACTGCTTTGAAAGAATACCAAGCAAAAGTTCTGCAGCAACTCGGCGAAAAAAAAGAGCAATCTCTTATTCGTGACGAGATCGCCCAGGACAAATTGAACGCTAACCCAGTTGATGGCAAGCAGGTTATCGTGACTGGCAATGGTGACTGCATGTGTTACGAAGCACTATCAGGTCGCTATTTCAAGAGTAGTATGAACGCGATCAAGACCGCCGAGGCCAACTTCAATCATGATTTGTTCACTGGGCGGATCGCTTATGGAACTCTTAACGAGTTTTATGACAATCTGGGCATCGAGCATTCGACCATGGGCGAGAATACTGGTTGGTCGGTGAACCAACCTTTGAACGTCATTTACAGCTCAAAAATCGCCGTTCCGAGCAACGAGCCGTGTCTTGTACTGCAGTACTCCACCCCTCCGAGGCCTCTTTAATACGGTTTTCACATATTTCAACGAAGACGAAGGAATGTACTTCTTGATATGTGACGCCTGTGGTGAAGAGTGCCCTGCCGAAGAGTGGTTCAATTATGGGCATAGGTGCCCTAACATATTCTCCTCGTAGAATTTACACGTGCTATAATGAAATTAAATTCTAAAAAATAGGAGATTACCAATGTTTGATAAAATCAAAAGTATTGTAGCTGATCCCTTTGTACGCCAGACGGCTAAAGAAGTAGTAGGTGCGGTTGTTGTAACCAGCACTGTACTGATCACGACCGTCTTCGTCAAAGCGGTGATGGGCACAGTAGTTGATGCTATCAACGGCGAGAAGAAACCCGTTGAGCAGAATTGATTTAGACTGATTAGATGTTAAGGAAACTTAGCATCTAGTCTTTCTTCTCGCATAAAAAACACGGGCTATAATGAAACTATATTCTATTTATCTTGAAGGAGATTAAAAATGATCGAACAGATTAAAGCGTTTGCAGTGTCCCATAAAGACGAAATCGTAAAGAAAGCTATCATCCTTGGTGGCGCGGTCGTTGGCTTAATTGTCACGAGCGTTGCCGTCAAATTGACCAGCCCCTCTACCGAGATCGTTTCCGACGTGGAACCCGAATCGCAAGAACCGGTCGACCCTGAAATCCAGGCGTAGACAGAATTAGTGAAAGGAAGGGTGTTAAGGAAACTTAGCACCTTTCTTTTTCTTTTTGAAGGGAAGAAATGGCTAAGGTAATTGTCAATAAATGCGCATATTGTGGCTCCCCAATTAGCGAGCACGAGGCTAGCAATGATATTTTCAACGACACAAAAAATCGCTTGGCCGTTCAAGCTCGGACATTCCCAAATCGCGAACCAACAGGGTTTGTTGCGGACGACACTATTATTCTTTACGAGCAGGTTTGCAAGACTTGCAAAAAACATGTTAGCTAACATCATCTTGAAGGGATGAACACTTATGTCTGATAAAGTTAAAAAATCAATTTACCATATTCATGTCGTTACTGACAGCTCGAAAATATCCGTTCCACAAGTTATTGTGTTTGACTCGGTAAATGCTATTTGTGAGTTAGATAAGATGGTAAATTTTGTCCGAGATATTATAGGTAATGACGTTGTTTTCTGTGACGGCCAGGTAGCACGATTCTGGGACAACAGTAAAGTTTATTGGTATAGGTGCTGTGATGGGGGGTGCCTAAATCATGACCACTAGAGAGCAGGAAAAACGTAGGCAGGAAGAAGAGCGACGTCGTCAGAAAGCAGACCGCTGGATTAAAAAAGAGCAAACAACTCTGCTTGTTCATATTCGTGAGAACGAGCAGAAAAAAAATAATAAATAGGAGGATATCATGTACGAGCGCTTTATTGACATGCTAACAAATTATGGCGATTTAGCTGCATATTTGCTAGTTAAATGCGAGACCAAAACTTTAACTGAGGAAGACGTGCAATGGGCGAAAAATGACGAGATGTCTTCCAGCACGTTGATATCAATGCTCGGTGGTGCTCCCGAAGAGAACCCCGACGTTGAGTTTTTGGCGCGTGAGGGTGTTAACGCGATCGCTTTTGACTTGCACCTGAACACACAAAACTATTTGCGAGAGCTTGGTCTTATTCCTCCGACGAGTGTCTGGGGCGAAGATGAGATGGAGTGCAAAGCTGATGATAGCGAAGACTAGTAATCCGTCTATAACCATATTTCGAAGTTTAATGTTCTTAATCGCGGCAACCCTGGTCTTTCTCGCGTTCAAAGCGATCGAACCATTTTTGGTGTTAGAAGCCGTCGACACGGAAGTTTTAGAAGCTGAGCCGGTGATGGTTATCGCTCCTAACAAAGTTTCCGATCATGGACTAACCAAGCACGCTGAGGCCAGTGCTATACAGGACTCCTGCAATAAATCTATTTATCAGGTATGGAGAGATAAGTATGAGAGAAAATATTACTACTTATGCAAATTACAGAATGATAAATGGGGGATTATTCCTGTTATTATTTCTAGCACCTCTGAAATTTGGAAAACTGCTTTTAGCCCTGGCAATGGGTGCTGGGCTGATACCTTTCGATATTTATCTAATACTGCCACTAAGTTCACAGGAGTTGTCCGTTAAATCTTGGAGAAGAAATGGGCGACAAATTCTTAGGATCATCAATCGGAATGTTAGTGAAAAGTATAATCTTTGGTATTATACTACTTGGACTTCTTTTAGGTTTGATTTACGTGTTAGGATCTATGAGTTGAAAGAAGTTCTTAAAGAAGTTCGTCCAACGATAGGTGTGGTTTTCGCTATTATAACGATTACCACACTTATCATATTTATGATGTATATCTTCTCGTAGAAAAAACATCTCCTATAATGAAATCATATTCAAAAGGAGAAACTAATGGATAAAGTTAAAATTGCTAAAGTTGTTGGCAAAGGTCTTATCTCATTTTTAACGAGCGCTTCTGTAGGAGCTGTTGTTGAGAACGCTATTGAGTTCACTACCCCTGCTGGATTAAAGCCTTATAAAAAGGTTTTGGTCGCAGTTGGAAAGGTGATCATCAGTGGTATTGTCGCGACAGCCGCTACGAAGTACGTTGAGAAAGAGATGGAGACTTTTGGCAAAATCGAAGTGGTTATTACCAAATCACAGGAAGAAGAACCAAGTATATGATCCCTTAAAAGTTGGATACTATAAACATAGTATCTAGCTTTTCATTTTTCATCTTGAAAGGACAAAACACCAATGGCGACTATTCTATTTTTTAATAACGAGAGATACATCAGACTCGAACACCGAACTTTTAACATCACGAATGAATATACCAAAGTATTTAACGGCAATTCGCATCACTATTTTAAAAATGCTGGCTTGGATCTGTATTTCTTGAAACGTACCGAAAAGTATGCCAACGATATTCTCGATGTTCAGGGGCATCTCTTTCTGAACGAGGTTTTTGACATGCTAGGATTGCCAAGAACTACCATCGGAGCTATCGTTGGTTGGAATAAAGGCCCGGTAAACTTTGGATTACCAGAGAAGATAACAAAAAAACTTATCGAAAAGCCAGAGTTCGTCCTCAATTTCAATGTTGATGGCGTGATTTTTGACACGATCGAATCTTGAAAGGATGATCACACCAAATGACTTTTGAAGAATTTTTGAGTCATGTGCGTCGAGAAATCGGTAGTTATTGCACGGACTCATATTGGTTGTGGAAATACAATACTTTGCCAGACAAATCGGCAGAAGGTATTAAAAAAGTAACATTTCTATTGGCGGTCAATGCGATTGCCACCGACTACTCAAGTACCTATATTTAAGGAGAATGATAATGACAATGCCTAAACCCGAATTTCCGGGTAACAGTTACAAAGAGCGTATGGACCCAGAGCGAAAAGCAGTGCCAGAACCAGCTCCTGAAAAGGTTGTTGGGAAGGTGGTAACTGGACGGGTTATGCGAAAAAAAAAGGGCGCGCTTGACAAATTTGCTGAGACCTTCTTCGGTCAGTCAGCGCAGTCCGTTGGGCAGTATGTCTTATTTGACGTACTAATCCCGGCAGCAAAAGAGACTCTTGTTGACATGGTTAAGAGTGGTATCGAAATGCTCGTGCTCGGGGAAGCAAGACGGCCAGGTGTTCGCCGAGGTGATGGCCGTGATCGAACGATGGTGTCATATAATGGCCTTTTTAAAAGCGATCGCGACCGGCAACAGGATCGCAGGCCATTATCTCCTCGAAATCGAGCCACGCACAAATTTGACGAGCTTGTCTATGAGACGTATGTCGAGGCCGACGATGTTCTGGACAAACTGCTGGAACTCATCGACATGTACGGATCGGCCAGTGTTGCTGATTTCTATGAGGCGAGTAATGTCACTGGCGATTGGATCGACCAAAAATGGGGCTGGACAAATCTTCGCAGTGCTACCAGGCAGAGGGTTCGTGAGGGATATATTCTGATATTGCCAGAGGCCGAACCTTTGGATTAGGAGGAATTAATGATGAAGCACAACAATAAAAAAAATCAACGTCGTATTCGTGCCCTTGAACGCCGAGAGAAAGATCTTGAGGAACTTAATAACAAAAGTCTCTATCAAGTACATGATCACATTCGCATCAAATCCGAAATCGCGGTACTTAAATTGTGGATAGTATAGCATGAAGAAGCTTTTCAAAGAAGCTATAACCACTATCTTTATTCTAACTATAATCACGTTTGTTGGAATGTACTACGTCGGCTTCACGGTCGGCGTAGTATACCTCATCAAATGGGTCATTGGTTTTAGTTGGACGGCGCCATGTTTCACACTTCTATTCATATTTCTTTTGTTATGGAAAATAGGGGATGACATTAATAAGAAAATCAGATCAAAATAAGAGGTAATAATATGAGTGAAGAAGATGATAGCAAAATTGACAAAGCTATAAGGACCATTAATTTGGCCTATTTTTTAAACAATCTTTTCTTAGCAAGGAGTATGCAGAAGCATCTTGAGACTCTGCAGGATAAACAGGTGTTGAGAGACAAAGAGCGCCGGGCTGAGAACGAATCAAAAAGGAGAACGAAATGATCAACTTGGGAAATTGGAAAAGCAGTTTGTATCGTGGCGCCTTAGTCGCGCAGAAATATAGCCCAGAACTTCTGATGGGACTGGGCATCGGTGGTATCATTGGCAGTACGATCTTGGCCTGCAGAGCGACACTGAAAGTGGAAGCGATCATGACCAAATCGAACGAAAACATTGCCAAAATTAACGAGGTCGTTGACAGCGGAAATCCGCTCTACACAGAGCAGGACGCGCAAAAGGACATAATGATCAATGCTGTCCAGACAGGGGCCTCCTTGGTCAGTTTATACGCTCCTGCTGCCATTCTAGGAGTTATTTCAATCTCCTGTATTCTTACTTCGCACTCGATCGTGACGAAGCGGAATTTGGCACTGATGGCGGCCTACAAAGTGGTCGACGAATCGTTCAAGCAGTATCGCGATCGCGTTGCTGCCGAGATTGGTCCTGAGAAGGAAGACCTTATTCGCCACAATACCAAGCAGACCGTGACGACCGAGACCGTCGTGAATGAGGATGGAAAAAAGGTCAAGCAGCAGAAGGTTGAGAACGTTCTTGACCTGACGAATCTAAGTCCTTATGCCAGAGTATTTGATGAGTTCTCAAAAGAATATCAGAAAAATGCTGACATGAACATGTTCTTCCTGATCACCAAGCAGAACTGGGCGAACGATATGCTGCACGTGCATGGCCATCTCTTCCTGAACGAGGTGTACGACATGCTCGGAATGCCACGCAGCCAGGAAGGTGCTATCATGGGTTGGGTCCTCGGGGCCAACGGCAAAGATCAGAAAATTGACTTTGGTATTTATGCTCCAGGAAATGCCCAATTCGTTGCTGGCTACGAGCGGGCCTGTTGGCTGGATTTCAATGTGGATGGGATCATCTGGAATTTGATCTGACTGAGGGATGGCCTGAAAGCTAAAGGATCTGGGTGGTTCGAGCAAGACTTAATGGATTACCCAGATCTATATTTGTACGACGAAGGTCGTTATATTAACTACCCAAAAAAAGGAGAATTGATTTACCATGGATCTGAACAAGCCGTTGAGTATGCAGGAATTAGAGACTTCGGAACCAAATTTGGTTGCGGAGAATTCCTTGAGCGAGGTGAAAGTGGCAAAACCTCGCAAGCCGCGAGCGAAAAAAGAAGAGATTCCCGTTCCACCAAGTTATAGTGAAGTAAAAATGGTACTCAAAACTTTAAAAGATGCGAAGACTGATTTGGCAGAGGACGAAAGAAAAATTCTCTATGGCGATCCGACAGCCGAAGAACCAGTTGGTATCATTAATGGTATGGCTGCCAGCGAAGTCATATTTAATGAGTGGCATCCGTCCGAGGTCAATATTGACAGCGTTATTCTTGGCGTGAGAGAAGAAGTAGAAAGCCATGGTGTAATGCTGCCCGAAACTTTGACCGATCGGATGATTCTAGCACTGATGGCCGAAGAACACCTGACAAAAGAATCAACTAAAAAGATTCTGAAAGATGTGTTTGACGCATATTGCAAAGAGTCTTTGACCAATTGGAAGCCGACTGATCCGGCAGAACTAGAAACTCAGCATCAGAAGGAAGTCATGGCACGTCTTGCTATGGTTACAAAATTGGTGCAAGGAGTTGTTCGTGCGCCGACAGATGTGCAAACTAAAATCATTGATGCTCTTATGTCAAACGAGTCCGATAAACCTGAGCCTGAACTGAGGGCACGCCTTCGAACCGGGGCAACTCTCGTTGACACTGATACCGCCTCGGCCGACCGTGTCCAAATCAAAGCACCAACTAACCACGACCGTGTTATCTGGGAGCGCGCAAAGCGCCTGGGTATCTCTGTCTTGGATTATATTGCAACGCATTGCAAGAAAGGTTAATTATTATGAATATTCACACCGTTAAACTTGGTCTTATCTATATTCTTGGTGCCGCGCTTGGTGGGCTTTCCGGTGCCGCTATCGCCGATCATTTCTTCCCCGAGTGGGAAGAGACCCCTGCTGCCGAGCCTCTGCAGCCCGAGTTCAATTTCTCAAAGCCCACGATCGACGATCAGATCGATAGCAGTATGAGCGATATGCCGCATGTGATCCCGGCCGATCTGAAGAAATATAAAGGCATTGTCAAGAAAACCGACTACGCCGCGATCAGCAAGAAGGACGACAAGGGTACGTTAGAAGAGGTTGCAAAGGAACTTTTAGGAGAAGAGGTTGTTGACGAAGTCGCAAAGCCGATGGAACCATATCTGATCTCCTATGACACGTACGCTGTCAACACCAACGTGCAGGAAAAAAAGGTCTTTACCTATTTTGCTGTGGATAAGGTTCTAGCCGACGAGAACAACTCGGAAGTTGCCTTTCCAAAATCAGTTTTGGGTGATGATGCTCTCGAGCGTTTTGGCGAGGAGTCGGATGACCCTGACACTGTCTATATTCGTGATCCGATGCTCGAAGTTGATTACGAAGTAGTACGTGTCAAGCAGTCCTACAAAGTGACTGTTTTGGGTATTCCTGACGTGAAGCCCGGAAAGCAGCGCAACCTTCGCAACACCAAGAAGGTAGAAACCCATGAACCAGACGACGAGGAATAAGTCGGACAAAGAGATAGAGCAAAACTATTTCCTTTGGCTTTGTGATATTGTTGGTATTGGTCGGACGTCGAAAGACCGCCGGGCGAGAGAACTAGCATGGTTTTTGCATAATCGCGAGTTTACCTATTTCATCCCGAACGATGACAATCGGGCAGAAGATGGTAAAAAACTGCGTGAGCATTACTCTGATGCATTTCTTGATAGTAATGATTGTGTATGCCTTGATGGGCCGTGCACAGTGTTTGAGATGCTAGTTGCTCTTGCCAAGCGGATCGAATATCAGGTCGCAAAGCCACAGTATGAAGACCGTACATCCCTCTGGTTTTGGGGTATGGTCAACAACCTTGATCTGCAGCCATTTTTGGAAGGTGAGCCTCGGGCCGAGAGGAAAATCGAACGCAATAATATGCTGGTCGATCAACTTCTCAACAGGACATATTCTAGACTTGGCAAAGGCGGACTTTTCCCTCTGAGGAGATCTGCGCAAGATCAGAGGAAGATAGAAATCTGGTACCAAATGATGGCATATTTGGAAGAGAACTACGTGGATTAGGTTTGAAATTTTGAAGGGAGTTTAAGATGAAAAAAGTAGAAATTGGTTTTACGTTTTTAAAGATTCTGATGTGCTTGCTGGCCTTTGTGATGATCATGTCTGACTGTTCACCAGCAGATGTGGCATCACAAAACCTGTCGACGGCTGCCGATAGTTTCCAGGTTGATCGCCGTATTGTCTTCGTCAATGGGATTACTGACAAATACCTGATGACGATCGAAGGAAAATGCTCGCTTGGAAATAGCGATCCGGCCCGTGAGATATCTGTTACCTGCAAAACCGGAGTTGATGCGGCTGGTAACCCTGTATTTAAAAAGGCCTTCTGGGGTCTGAGCGATAACGTATTCTATATGGTCGAGCAGATCGACGGTTACGCAACGGATGATTTCCACTACACGGTCATATTCCGGCCTGAAGTGGTTATTCCAAACATTCAGGTGAAGACGAGCGGAAATAAGTAAATATTAAGTGCATCGCCATTGCTTACTGGCGAGCTGGACAGTGTAACCGGCCTGGGAGGGGCGACCCGCACCAGTAAAAAGCGGGAAGCTAGGGGATGCAAGCGGCAGTTGGGAAGCCGACCGTCTGATCAACGGGGCGACGTGATAAGTTGCCAGGTTAGGTCCGAATCCTATCGTCCCCATTTTTGAGTACCATATTTTCTTGAAAGGAGAATACCGATGTTAGTAATTGCTAGACCAAGAGGTTCTGGTAAGACAACAGAACTCATTAAGATGTCAGCTAAAAACTGGATATACATTGTAGTTAAAGATCATCGCACTGCTTACAGAACGATGGAAATGGCTAAACGAATGGAATTAGAAATACCATTTCCTTTGACTTTTGAAGAGTATATTAATGGCCAATTTAGCATCACGATCAGTAAAGTCTTGATTGATGATGCTGAATTTTTACTTCAAGAGGTGGCTGGACGTAGAAGACCAACAATACAAGCAATAACTATATCTACTGGAACCGATTACGAGGAATAGAAAATGACCATATATCGTGAATTACTTGCTACCACTAATCAAGTTGGTGGCGATGTGCTTTCTGAGGAATGCTTGAAGAAGATGGCTGAACAGATGAATAATGGACTTATTCCAGTGACATTGAATTACAATCATATTCCTGTCGGTAAAATAACCGGAGGAAAAATCACAGAAGAAGGTCTTATTGCTACATTTGATCTCTGTAATTTAGTATTAGGTGATATTGTATATCTTGTGCCGGGTATTCGTGTCATTGAGATGCATAAGAAAGGTGACGTTCGGGTTATTGATGAGGGTAAGATTTATGAGACTCCACTTGTATTTTATCCGGCAGATACCAAATTGACACCAGTTGAGAAAAGAGAGGACGACTTTGGATAATATTATATGAAAAACCACATAGTCTATATTACAATGATGTGTTGTGGGGAAGTAATGAATGAAATATGGGAAGAAGATAAGAGAATAGCATGTGTCTGCCAAATCTGTAAAAAGAAATGGACACCAACTCCAATATCCGAACCCATTATCACATATAAAAAGTTTACCATCATACCAAGAGGTTCTGGTAAGAGTTTAACGTCGACGTTATTTTATGAAACTGCAGAAAAAATTGCGGCTATTACCAGTATGTCAGCAATGGATGTACTAGACAAAGTATATCAACTATCACAAACCACTCCTTATAGCATCTATGATATTCTTAGCAGTATGTACGACAAGGCGCTTAGAGGAGAAGATCTGGATAGTATCATAATGGGGCTAAAATGATTCTAATAAAAAGGAGAACATGTAATTATATTGCGGGATGGTGAGTATTAGGCTCGTAGAAAAAACGTGGCATAGATAGGGATGGTAGAATACTAAGGAAATTGAATAAGAGCATATATCGATAGCCCTTTTCCTTGACTTCATAACTCGGATCGACGAGAGTTTCGCTTAATATGAGGCGTCTACTATCCCTTTTTATGCTACGTTGATGATTTTTGATGAAAAAATGTTACAAATGTTACAAAATGTTGCGTTTTTAAAACAGAAACGCAACACCTAAAAAGGTGGTTTTTGGGTCGATTTCACGCCTACAGACCATCTTTTTTTGCCTGATTTTGGCAAAATGTTGCGTTGTTACACTTTTTCTTACCACCTTTATAGAGAAAAATATAGATATATAAAGAGTTTATAGATATTAAATGTAACAACGCAACGCAACAAAATTGTTGAAAGGAGAAACAAAACACTAATGGCTCTGGACTTTTATCAAATAAGAGAGCGAATTCCTAAAGCCGGTACGATCGAAGTTTTTCCGGATTTTATTGTTAAGCGGTCAAAAGACTTAATGGTAAGAGGAAAGTGCTTTTATGCCGTATGGGACGAAGAGAAAGGAATGTGGTCGACCGATGAGTATGACGTCGCCAGATTAGTTGATGCGGAACTCATTGCTTATCGCGATGCTCTGGCTATTAATAACGAGAACATTATTAGAGTCAAACTGTTATCTGATTTCTCTAACAAGACGTGGACAGATTTCAAAAACTATCTAAGCCGAGTTTCAGATAATTCAACGCAATTGGATACGTCTTTAGCCTTTCTAAACACAAAGATTAAAAAGAAAGACTATATTAGCAAGAAGTTGCCATATTCTTTAGAAGAAGGAAAATACGACGCATTCGAAGAAATAATGAGCACGTTGTATGATCCAGAAGAAAGAGCAAAACTGGAATGGGCAATCGGTTCGATTGTTGCTGGAGATTCAAAAGATATTCAAAAGTTCTTTGTTTTGTATGGAGCACCAGGAACAGGTAAATCAACATTCTTCAATATTGTTCAGAAGTTGTTTGAAGGATATTATGTGGCGTTTGATGCTAAAGCTCTAACGTCTGCAAGTAATGCCTTCGCAACAGAAGTGTTTAGGACAAATCCGTTAGTAGCAATTCAGCATGACGGAGATCTGTCAAAAATTGAAGATAACACAAAACTTAATAGTATTAGTTCTCACGAAGAAATGACGATGAACGAGAAGTATAAATCTACATATACGGCTAGATCTAATGCTCTCTTATTTATGGGAACTAATCTCCCTGTCAAAATTTCGGATTCTAAAGCTGGCGTTATCCGTCGTTTGATGGATGTATCTCCGTCGGGGCGAACGATCCCAACAAAAAAGTATCACGCATTAATAGCACAGATAGACTTTGAGTTGGGGGCGATAGCGCATCATTGCTTGGAGGTATACCGAGAAATGGGTAAAAGCTATTATTCGACATATCGTCCTTTAAACATGATGTTCCGAACGGATGTTTTCTTCAATTTTGTTGAAGAGAATTACAGTGTTTTTAAAGAGCAAGACGGAGCAACACTTGCACAAGCTTTTGAGATGTATAAGACATTTTGCCAAGATAGTAATATTGACAACAAAATGCCAAAGTATAAATTCAGAGACGAACTAAAGAATTACTTTAATGAGTTTTCCGCAAATGTTAAAAGAATAGACGGAAAATTGGTTAGGAGTTATTACTCTGGATTTATTTCTTCGAAATTTACATCTCAAAAAGAAGAAAAAGAAGAACCTTCTAACTGGGTAGTTCTAGATCAGACCAAGTCCATATTTGATGAGGTGTGCGCGGATTGCTTTGCCCAGTATGCCACCGAGAAGGAAACTCCTTACAAAAAATGGAGTGAGGTAACCACAAAACTTTCTGACATTGACACAACAAAACTTCATTATGTTGTTGTTCCATTAAACCATATTGTCATTGACTTTGATTTGAAGAATGACAAAGGCGAGAAATCTGCAGAACTAAATTTTGAAGCAGCTAGTAAGTGGCCACCTACTTATGCTGAGTATAGCAAAAGCCAGAGTGGGTTGCATTTACACTATTTTTATGACGGAGATACGGATCGACTTAGTTCCATATTTGAGGAAGGCATTGAAGTTAAGGTCTTCAGAGTTGGAAATGTCGGACCAAGTTCTCTTAGAAGAAAATTGAGCAAATGCAATAACATTCCAATAAGCACCATCAACAGCGGACTTCCCTTGAAAGGAGAAAAAGTGATAAACATTGAGGTGGTTAAGAGCGAGAAGGCTCTTCGCGAGTTAATCCTCCGAAACCTCCGTAAAGAAATTCATCCAGGTACCAAGCCAAGCATTGATTTCATTCATAAAATCTTAGAGGAATCATATTCTTCGGGGTTGAAGTATGACGTCAGCGATTTGCGAGGAAAAGTTATGGTGTTTGCCAACAATAGTACAAACCAAGCACCATATTGCCTAGATCTTGTTAGTAAGATGCATTTTGCCTCAGACGAGCCATCAGTCGACACTGCGATTTATGATAGCGACACGATCGTCTTCTTTGACATTGAAGTATTTCCAAACCTGGTAATGGTTAATTGGAAACCTGCCGGAGAAGAACATGCTTGTGTGCACATGATAAATCCAACTCCGTCAGAGATTGAGGGAATCTTCAAGTTTCGTCTTGTTGGGTTCAACAATCGTAACTATGACAACCATATTCTCTATGCTATCTATATGGGGTATAAGGTTGAGGATATTTACGCTCTTAGTCAAAGAATTATCGTTGACGAAGCTCGTAACGCAAAGTTTGGCGAGGCTTATAATATCTCTTATGCCGACGTCTACGATTTCTCTAGTGTCAAGCAAAGTCTTAAGAAGTGGCAAATTCAACTTGGCATCCACCATCAAGAGCTAGGACTTCCTTGGGATAAGCCAGTACCAGAGGATAAATGGCCGGATGTGGCAAATTATTGCGATAATGATGTCATATCTCTTGAGGCAACTTTCGATTTCTGTCATGAGGATTTCATTGCCAGGCAAATCCTTGCCGAGTTAAGTGGATTAACCGTTAATGACACAACTCAGCAACATACTGCAAGGATCTTATTTGGTAATGATTCAGCACCTCAAAAGAAGTTTATCTACACTGATCTTAGTGTAATGTTTCCAGGATATAAATACAGTCTTGGAAAAAGTACATATCGTGACGAAGATCCAGGGGAAGGTGGCTATGTTTACTCCGAGCCAGGGATTTATAGCAACGTTGCATTGCTGGACGTTGCATCAATGCATCCGACATCAATAGAGTTGCTTAATCTTTTTGGCCCTTACACCAAGACATATTCAGAAATCAAAGCTGCAAGAATTGCCATTAAGCACAAGGATTATGATTCTGCTTGTGGAATGCTTGGAGGAATTCTGGATAAGTATCTGTCCGATCCAAAAACATCAGATGCTTTGTCTTACGCTTTAAAGATTGTTCTTAATATTGTCTACGGTCTCACCTCGGCAAAGTTTGATAATAAATTCCGTGATCCTCGCAATGTCGATAATATTGTGGCAAAACGTGGAGCGTTGTTTATGATCGATCTCAAATATGCCGTCCAAGAATTGGGCTTTACTGTTGCCCATATTAAGACCGACTCGATCAAGATACCTAATGCCACACCGGAGATAATTAATTTTGTCTTCGACTTTGGCAAGAAATATGGTTACAACTTCGAGCACGAGGCTACGTACGATAGATTCTGTCTAGTTAACGATGCTGTGTATGTGGCTCGTTACAAAGATGGAAAACATGCTGGAGAGTGGACAGCTACTGGAACTCAATTTCAGCAGCCTTATGTCTTTAAGACCATATTCAGTAAAGAGCCAATTGAGTTCAAAGATCTGTGCGAAACAAAAACAGTCTCGTCGGCGTTATATCTTGACATGAATGAAGGATTAGGAAAGGACGATCACGATTACCATTTCGTCGGGAAGGCCGGTCTATTTTGTCCTATCAGACCTGGTTTTGGGGGTGGGATTCTTTATAGGGAAAAGGATGGAAAGTATTATGCTGTTACTGGGACAAAAGGCTATAGATGGCTTGAGTCGGAAGTTGTCAAATCTCTAGAAAAAGAGGAGGCGATAGATTTAGAATATTATAGAAAACTTGTTGACGACGCAATTGAGGATATTCGCCAATATGGTGATTTTGAGTGGTTCATGTCTAATGAGCCAGCTCTTGAACCCATGATTCCATGGGATTAATTCATATCTTGAAAGGATAATTGCAATGCCAGGTAAAACCAAAGCTCCAAAAGTTTTAGACAACATCACAATTGAGAACGCGAAATTGATGTATCGAAATTTCAGTGGTAAAGAAGGCCAGATGAACCCCGCTGGTCGTCGTAATTTCTGCGTTGTTATTCCTCCAGAAATTGCTGAGAAATTGGTGGTTGATGGCTGGAACATCAAGTACCGCGAACCTCGCGATCCATCGGACGATCGTCTTCCATATTTGCAAGTGTCTGTAAGTTTTGCTCACTTTGCTCCGAACATCATTTTGATCTCGTCCAAAAACAAGACACGCGTTGACGAGAAAAATCTTAACATTCTCGATTTCGCTGAGATCTCCCAGGCCGACATCATCATCCGTCCATATAACTGGGAAGTTCAAAACAAGTCCGGTGTGAAAGCTTATCTGAAGACCATGTATATCACCTTGGTCGAAGACGAGTTCGCCGATAAGTACCGCGATATTCCCGACGCGGCTGCTGATTTCGACGACGTTGCTTAAGCTTTACGAGCACCAGCAGAAAGCGGTAAACGAACTGAAGACCGGCTCCATCTTAGTTGGTGGAGTCGGTTCAGGTAAATCGCTAACTGCAATAAGTTACTATTACTATGTCGAGTGCGGTGGAAAAGAAAAAGATGATGGTTTTAGGTTTATGGAAAGACCGAAAGATTTATACATCATAACAACAGCCGCAAAGAGGGACACACTCGACTGGGAACGCGAGTGCTTACCGTTCCTGATATCTCGAGCAAGAGAAGTAAGTATTAGTAATGTCCTAGTAACTGTTGACTCGTGGAATAACATTGGAAAATATATCAAAGTTAAGGATGCATTCTTCATATTTGACGAGCAACGAGTTGTTGGTAGTGGTGCTTGGGTTAAATCTTTCTTAAAAATAACCAAGCAAAATAATTGGATATTACTTAGTGCTACTCCTGGCGATACTTGGATGGATTACATACCAGCTTTTATCGCTAATGGATTCTATAAAAATAGAACTGAGTTTATTCGTGAACATGTGGTTTATAACACGTTTACGAAATATCCAAAAGTTGATCATTATGTTGAACAAGGTAAACTTATAAGATTAAGAAATCAAATTCTTGTAATGATGCCTTATGAGAAACCAACGACAAGCTATACATATACGGTTGACGTTTCATACGATGAAGAAATTTTTAACACGGTTATGCTTAAAAGGTGGAACCCATACAAGAACGAACCGATAAAAGACATTAGTGAATTATGCTACACGATGCGAAAAGTTGTTAATAGCGATCTTAGCCGATATAACGCAATCAAAGATCTTATTGACAAACATCAAAAAATAATTGTCTTTTATAATTTCAACTACGAACTTGATATCTTGAGAATGCTAAGCTATGTCCGAGACTTAACAGTTGCTGAGTATAACGGGCATAAGCATGAGCCAGTTCCTAAGACAGAAAAGTGGGTTTATCTAGTCCAATATACTGCAGGAGCAGAAGGTTGGAATTGCATAGAAACAAACGTTATAATTTTTTACTCTCAGAACTATTCTTATCGAGCAACGACTCAAGCTGCTGGTAGAATAGATAGACTTAACACACCGTTTACAAAATTGTATTATTACACCCTGAGATCTAAATCGCCAATCGATTTGGCCATTTCAAAATCGTTGACTAAGAAGAAAGATTTCAACGAAGCAAAATATTTTGGATCAATGTTATCTTGAAAGGAGATAATTATGAAAGTAAGAATGACGGTTATTTCACCATTAGGAACTTTAGATTTTTCTACCGTTAAAATTAACGGAGAAAAATTATATTTTCAGAAAGAAATAATTCGGAACTCAATTGTGTCTATAAAAATACTTGAATAGACCTCGCGTTCCAAACATGTGCTATAATAGAAGGAGAATGAGTAATATCATTCTCTTTCTTTATTTTTCAGGAGAAAAGTATGTCAATTCTAGAATCGCGGTTTCAAGCAAAAGTGATTCGTGAACTTCACGAAACATTTCCTGGTATTATTGTTTTAAAAAACGATCCAAATTATCTTCAAGGTTTTCCAGATTTGACTTTACTGTATCATAATTACTGGTCAGTTTTGGAAACAAAAAGACTTGAAGATTCTGATCGTCAGAATAACCAGGAATACTACGTTAAAGAACTTAGTAAATGGAGTTATACGAATTTTATATATCCTGAAAATAAGGAAACAGTACTCGATGAACTTCAATACGCATTCCGACTTAAAAGATCAACACGCATTCTTAGGCGCTAGTAAATATCATTGGCTTAACTACAGCGAAGAGAAACTTGGTTACTCATATTTGAATTTTCTAGCGGTTCAAAGAGGAACTGAACTTCATGAGTTTGCCTATCAATGCATTCGTCTTGGTCAAAGATTACCAAAAAGTAAAAAATCTCTAAATATGTATGTTAACGATGCTATAGGTTACCGAATGATACCAGAACAAACCTTGTATTATTCTGATAATAGTTTTGGAACGGCAGATGCCATTTCGTTTAGAGACAAACTTCTTCGGATTCATGATTTAAAAACTGGAGTTTCTCCAGTATCGATGAACCAACTGTATATCTATACAGCATTATTTTGTTTAGAGTATTCGGTTGAGCCAAGAGACATATCTGTTGAATTGCGGATATATCAGCTAGATGAAATTGTTGTTGATAACCCAATCGATACTTTAATTCATGAAGTGATGAATAAAATAATCATGTTTGATAAGAAGATTGAACAACTAAAACTGGAGGAGAACTTATGACCACGGATGACGAACTGAAACATATTGGAGTTAAAAGACGTTCCGGCCGTTATCCTTGGGGTTCTGGAAATGACCCAGAACAAAGAGGCACAAGTTTTCTTGGAACCGTTGAGCAACTTCACAAGCAAGGTCTTTCCGAAGTTGAAATTGCCAGAGGTTTAGGGATTAAAACATCAGGTTTAAGATCCCAGAAAACGATTGATCTTGCTGCCAAGAAAGCAGCAGATGCGGCATTTGCCTATCGTTTAAGAGAAAAAGGAATGTCAAAATCGGCAATCTCTAAACGAATGGGCATTAACGATCATACGGTTGCATCTCTTCTCAATCCATCAACACAAGCCCGAAATGCATCTTTAAAAAATATATCAGATGTATTAAAGACATGCGCTGATGAAAGTCCATATGGAATTGATGTTGGCGCTCATGTTGAAAATCATCTCGGCGTTACTAATACCAAACTAAAAGTAGCCATCAAGATGCTTGAAGATCAAGGATATAAGATTCAATATCATGATGTCATTCAGAGTGGCACCGGTAAAAAGACTTCTCTTAAATATTTGGTAAAACCTGGAACAGATTGGAAAGATGTTGAAGCAAATAAAGAAAAAGTTCAACTTCCAGGTGCCCATTCTCAAGATTATGGCGTAACTTTGACTCCGCTTGAACCAGTTCGCCATATTGATAGTAAAAGGATTGAAGTTCGTTATGCTGAGGATGGTGGCAGTTTAAAAGATGGTGTTATTGAACTTCGTAAGGGTGTTCCAGAGTTAGCTCTATCAACTCATTATGCCCAAGTACGTATTGGTGTTGACGGGACCCATTTCATGAAAGGAATGGCCATATATACCGATAACATACCAGAAGGAAAAGATATCATCTACAACACTAATAAACCAAAAGGGTCTTCGAAAGATTTAATTTTCAAGCCTGTTAAAAAAGATAAACTGACGAAAGTAGTTGATGAGACCAATCCTTTTAATGCCTCAATCACGCAAAGGCACTATATTGATGCTGATGGAAAAGAGCAATTGTCAGCTTTAAATTTGGTAGGCCAAGGAACACACATCAACGAAGAAGGTGCTTGGAGCAACTGGTCAAAAAGTTTATCGTCGCAAATCCTTTCAAAACAACTTCCAGAAGTAGCAAAAAAACAATTGGGTGAGGCATTAACAGAGAAACAGAAAAGTTTTGAAGAATTGCAATCTCTGACTAACCCAGTTGTAAAAAGAGTTCTACTTCAAAAATTTGCATCTGAATGTGATTCTGGGGCTGTTGATTTAAAAGCTGCTGCTTTGCCACGACAGTCGTCGCATGTTTTGTTGCCTGTTGTTAGCCTGAAGGAAAATGAAGTATTTGCTCCTAATTTTGAAAATGGAGAATCTGTTGTTCTGATTAGGCATCCTCATGGAGGTCCTTTTGAGATACCAGAACTTATTGTAAACAATAAGAATCAAGAGGCTTTAAGTGTTTATGGAAAAGATGCAAAAGATATGGTTGGGATAAACCCAAAAGTTGCTGGAAAATTATCAGGAGCAGATTTTGATGGGGATGCGGTAATTGTTATTCCAAACGCTAATAAAAACATAAGGACGGAATCTTCTTTAAGAGGATTGAAAGGTTTTTCAACAACCGAGGCTTATCCTGAGTATCCAGGAATGCCAAAAATGAGTCCGAAAACAAAGCAGACCGAAATGGGTAATATTAGCAATCTTATTACTGATATGACGATTAAGGGAGCAAGTGATGACGAATTGGCAGCAGCAGTTCGTCATTCTATGGTTGTAATCGATGCCGAAAAGCATAATTTAAATTATAAGCAATCGGCATTGGATAACAATATTTCGTCATTAAAACTTAAGTATCAGGGAAAGACAACTGGTGGAGCAGCAACCCTTATTTCAAGAGCTGGCTCTGATTTCAGAGTTCCTTTACGCAAAGATCAAGTTTTAACTGATCCTACAACAGGAAAGAAGGTTTATCAATATATAACTGGCGAAACTTATATTAACGCCAAAGGGCATAAGGTTAAAGTAACAACGCCAGATATAAATATAGCGAAAGCCTCTCCAGGAGAAATATATGTCACTCAAAAATATAAAAAAGACCCCGTTACAGGGAAAAAAATATATTTAGAGGGACAATATAAGAGCATTAAACGGGAAACCAAAACAACGAAGATGGCACAAACTGAAGATGCCCGTACTTTGATTGGTTCCACAAACACAAGAATGGAAGTCATCTATGCTGATCACGCCAATGCTCTTAAAGATCTTGGAAATAAGGCTAGATTGTTATATCTTAATACCCCTGGTCTTTCTTACTCCCCCTCTGCTGCAAAGACTTATAGCAATGAAGTTAAATCCCTAGATTCTAAGCTTAACGAAGCCTTCAAAAATGCCCCCCTAGAGCGTCACGCTCAGACTATCTCTGATAAGAAGATCAAGACAAAGATGCAGTCTAATCCTGATATGGAACCTGATCAGATTAAGAAGTTAAGAGGACGCAGTCTTATAGAAGCACGTACTCTTGCAGGAGCAGGCAAGAAACCTGTTGAAATTACTGACAGAGAATGGGAAGCCATACAAGCAGGTGCTATCTCTAACAATAAGTTAGTACAGATACTAAACAATACTAATGTTGATGCCCTAAAGCAGCGTGCGTTGCCTCATAGTACAGTAACTATTAGTGATGCCAGTGCATCTAGAGCAAGACAGATGCATGATTCAGGGCAATCAAGAGCAGAGATAGCATCAACCTTAGGCGTATCATTAAGTACAGTAGATAAGATTCTAGCATAAAGGAGATTACATGGCAGACGAACCAGTAATGTTAACAACAACAGACAATCCATACAATCCTTTTGTGCAATGGGATCTATGGCGTTCGTATGATGAAGGTCAAGGTTACTACACCTGCCCCTACCTGGCTAGGGTAGCCAAGACAAGTGATGACTTGAGTGAAACTGATCAAGAACAGGCCATCCTAGAAGCAATTGACAGCATCATCGCAACAAACATATTAGGAACTTACATAAAAGTAACTCCTTCTTACTTTAAAACGAATAAATCGACTTAAAAATGCATTAAAAGTGATAGGCGGGGGGGTCTCGTAAAACATACCCCCCTTGCTTAT